CTTTCCGGTTCTGCTGATGGAAATTTAGATTCTATAATCTTTCTCAAGAAAAAAGAAGATGAAACATCAATATTTATTAACTATACTAAACCTCCAGGAAAAACCTCTTTTGGATTTTCTATACCAGAAGATATAAATCCTAATGTATTAGAAAATATTGATACTATAACTAAGGAAATTCAATCTAAAAAATTAATTAATGATGTATCTGATCCGTTAAATCAATTAAACGGTGGTGATTTTTAACAGTTGGTAATAATTTTAAAATTATTTATATTTATAATATATACTTAAAATAATATGGGATATTTAAATAATACTAGCGTAGTAGTTGACGCAATCTTAACTAAAAAAGGTAGAGAACTATTATCAAGAAATGATGGTTCTTTTACAATTACTCAATTCTCACTTTCTGATGATGAGGTAGATTATACAATGTATAACCCTAATCACCCTTCAGGTTCGGCTTATTACGGTGAAGCTATCGAAGCAATGCCTGTTTTAGAAGCATTCCCTGATGATAATCAGATTATGAAATATAAACTATTAACTTTACCTCGAGGTACAGCTAAGATTCCTACTCTAGATTTAGGATACTCTTCTATTATTTTAAAACAAGGTGCTTCCCTAGCTATTACTCCTCAAACATTAAATTATTTAGGAGCTAATTCTACATTTGAGCAATCAGGATATATAGCAACTATAGGTGATGTAAGAACAATGGCATCATTTACAGGTACAGGTATTAATACAGCAGAAGCTACTAATGCTAATACAACTACTACTATAGGTACTAACGTAAGTAAAACAGTTATAGGAGCTACTATTAATCTAACCGCTACTACAGTTAATACATTATTTGGCAGCCTTACTCAGTTACAAACTAACCTTATAATTACAGGTAGAGATTCAGGAGCTAGAATAACAATTCCTATTACAATCACTAAAACACAATAATAAATAAAATATGAGCTTTGTATCAATAGATTCAACCGATTTCGTAGTCAGTTCAGATTCAGTAACTGCACCTGCCTGGAGTAACAACGCAACAGTATTAACTACTTTTGCTACCGCAAGTACTATATCTAATTCTCCTTCATTTTACGTCGACGTATACTCTTCAGCAAGCGTTGCAACAGGCCCTGAGTTCGCTATAACATACGGTAATCTTACAGGTTTAGGTTCAGTATATTATAATCCTATTGTAACTGATGAGAGTCCTTCAAGAACTATATACGGACAGTATAGAACATTAGTTTACGGGGATGAAAATATAAACTTTAATTTCGGAACAGGTAATTCTAATGCTCAAGATATATATGTAATTAATGTTAATAGAAGTAAATATAAAGAAAAATTATTTTTATCAACATTTAATTTATATGTTAGCGGTACAACTGGTGTTAATAGAGTGCAGTTAACTAATAATAGTGCAGTTACAACAACTACTACTTTTTTAGACTGCGGTAGAGTATACGATGTCGTAAGCGGAAGTAACGGTACTCCTACGACTGCAATTGCAGCAGGAGCATCTGCAGCAGGATATACAGCTTCAGGTTCTTACGGATTATTCCTACCTGATGTAGGTCTAATAGTATTAAATCCGGCAGCATTAGATCTATCAGCAGTTAGTGGTGGTATAGCTTTAGGTACTAGTAAAACAGCTAATACTAATCAAACTAACTTCCTTAAATTATATAACGCTATTAAAAGAGGGGGAATCGTATCTACTAATACAGGATTTCAATTAAATAGTGAAGAGACTATATCTTCTGATTTTATATTTACTAGAATAAAAAATGCTGATTTTAACTATACAACTAATCCATCTATGATTAGCGGTAGTGGAGATCTAGTATATTCTACTTTTATTAATAATCCGCAAACATATATTACAACTGTAGGATTATATAATGATAACGAAGATTTATTAGCAGTTGCTAAACTATCAAAACCATTAGTAAAAGACTTTACTAAAGAATCTTTAATAAGAGTTAAACTAAACTGGTAAAAAAATGAACTATGGGTTCAGCAACCAAAACACTAAAAACATCAGATATCTCTGCATATCCGTTTAGAGTATATAAACAATACACAATACCTAGTTCTTCGTATGCTTCAAGCAGCATAACTATACTTTCCGGTAGCTACAATATTGATACTAATACACCAGTATCACAAAGTCTTATTAACTATAATTCTTTAAAGCAGTTATATTACGCAGGATACATAACATCTTCTACACAGACTAATAATAAAAGCGGCTCGTATTACGATAATTATATACAATCTACTGCTGCTTCAGGTACGATAGAATATGAATATAGATACTTTCCGACAGAAACCGGCTCTAACACATATACTATATCTATTCCACATATACTTTTCGGGGAACAGATAAAACCAAAATCTTTTATATTAAGTAGAGGCGTAGCCGGAGCAACCGGTTCACTATATATTGTAGATGATGGGAACGGTAACTTATTAAATATAAATAATTTATATTTATTATATGTTAATAAAGGGTACGTTTTAGAAGGCTATATAACAGGTTCCGAAGAAACACCTTATGTAGGAAATATATTTTACGCTCACGGAATCGCTTCTATAACTAATCAAACTTACGTAACTTCTAGTACAATAGTTTCATCATCTATATCGTATAAATCTACTAATACTATATATGAAAACCAGATTAGATACCACATAAGTGAAAATGAGTTTAACCTTACTCAAAACCCAACATCAGTATCAGGAAGCAAAGGCGATTACTATTATTATATTACCGGGTCTGATTTTAATCCATATGTAACAACAGTAGGATTATATAATCCAAGTAATGAACTACTTGCTGTAGGTAAATTAGCCCAGCCCTTTAGAATGCCTTCAAATACAGATGTAACATTTATAGTAAAATACGATAGTTAATGAAAGAATGGTTATATGTGAGTGAGAAAGATAATACTTGCTCTATTAAATCCTTAGAGGATTTTCCTGAAAATTGTATAGGTTTTATTTATATTATAAAAAATCAAACAACTGGTAAGATTTATATAGGTAAAAAATCTTTATACTCAAATACAAATAAAAAGCTTACTAAAAAAGAAATAGCCGAACAAACCGGTCCTGGTAGAAAACCTACTAAAAAGCTTGTAAGTAAAGAAAGTAACTGGAAAGTTTATATGGGTTCATCTAAAGAGCTTTTAGCTGATATTAAAGAAACCAGCGAAGATATATATGAGAGAAATATATTACATTTCTGCTTTAGTAAAAAGCAGTTAACATATTATGAAATTAACTACCAAATGAAATATAATGTTTTAGAGGTAGATTCTTATAACGATAATATCTTAGGTAAATTCTATAGAAAAGACCTAATTTAGTTTGAATATCGAAGATTTATTCTTATATTTAAGCCATGAATAACTCTATGGTTTTACTCGGCTTTGTAGAAAGCGTATTAGATAAGGGGAAACATACCTCTAGATCTAATTATGCTTTTCATTGTCCTTTCTGCCATCATCATAAACCTAAATTAGAGATCGATTTAAATACTAGTTCTAAGGGTATAAATACCTGGCATTGCTGGACTTGTGATGCTAAGGGTAAATCTCTGTTCTCTCTATTGAAAAGAATGGATGTCTCTAAGGATAAGATAAATGAACTACAATCTTATGTAAAATATTTACCCGTCGGGAGAGAAGAGGAAACTAGGGAAGAATTCAAAGTAGAGTTACCCAAAGAATTTAAATCATTAATTAACCCGGCAGGAAATTCTATTACTTTAAAGCAAGCAGTTAATTACGCTAAGACTAGAAGAATAAATCGTAACGATATCATAAAATATAATATCGGATACTGCGATTCAGGAAGATATGCTAATTCATTAGTTATACCTTCATACGATAAAAACGGTAAAATTAATTATTTTATTGCAAGATCCTTTGAAAAAGATCCTTTTAGAAAATATAATACTCCTAGATGTAATAAAAATGAAATTATAGGATTAGAGTATTTTGTTAATTGGAATACTCCTATCATATTATGTGAAGGAATGTTTGATGCATTAGCAATTAAGAGAAATACAGTACCGTTATTCGGTAAGACCATTCCTCAGGCATTAATGATGAAATTAGTAGAAAATAACGTAAAGACAATTTATATAGCCCTAGATAACGACGCA